TGCTGGTGAGATTTATGGTCGTGGTCCATTAGTTACTGCGTTGCCTGATATTAAAACACTAAACAAAACAAAAGAGTTGATACTAAAGAATGCAACATTATCTATTGCTGGAGTATATACAGCAGCAGATGATGGTGTGTTAAATCCTAACAATGTGAAGATTATGCCGGGTGCAATTATTCCTGTTGCTCGTAATGGTGGTCCTCAAGGTGAATCATTGAGACCATTACCACGAGCTGGTGACTTCAATGTATCTCAGATCATTACTAATGACCTAGTGCAAAGTATTAAGCGTATCTTACTAGATGAGTCATTGCCACCTGAAAACATGTCAGCTCGATCTGCTACAGAAGTTGTAGAAAGAATGAAAGAGTTGTCACAAAACTTAGGTTCTGCATTTGGTCGATTGATTAATGAGACAATGATTCCATTAGTGAGCAAGATACTAGAGGTAATGGATCAGCGTGGTATAATTTCCTTACCATTAAAAGTAAATGGACTAGAAGTTAAGATTAGTCCTGTTGCACCACTTGCAATGGCACAAAATATGGATGATATACAAAACATCTTGCAGTATGCTCAGATTGCACAACAAGCTGGACCTGAAGGTCAAATGTCAATCAAAGTTGGTGAGATGATGGATTATATTGCTGACAAGCTTGGAGTACCACAAAGCTTGAGACCAAGCCCACAAGAGCGTGAAATGATGAAACAACAAGCTGCTCAAATGGCACAACAAATGGCACAGCAAAATCCTGAAGCTGCACAAGAGATGATGCAACAACAAGGATAAGTTATGTCAGAAGATTATGGAATGAGATACAATCCACTTGATGGTAAAAAGTATACAGGGTGGAAAGGTATACATATTGACCGTGATGGAAGAAAAGTAACTGAAAAATCTATTGGTGTAGGAATAGATGGTAAGGAAGTAGAAATACCATTAATTGTTCCCACTACTACAACTAAAGAACTTAATTTACTTTTAAATAACAAAGAGCCAACATCATTGATGATTACAAAAGCAATAGAACATGCACAAATGAGAATCAAGCAAGGCAAGTCTCCATTCAAAAATCCTGAAGATGACAACTCAATGATGACAAACCCAAACATTATAGGAACAAGAAAATAATATGGCTGGATGGGATGATTTAGAACAAGCATTGCCGCTTGGGCAAGATGGTGTAGAAAGCAAACGAGACGAAATAGATCGTCTATCTCTAAAAGTTTTAGGCAATGAGGATGGACAAAAGTTAATGAAATGGCTGCGTCAAGCAGTTGTTGAGCAACCTGTTGCCTTGCCGGGTAGCGATCCTAGCTACGCATTTTATCGTGAAGGACAAAACAGTATAGTTAAGGACTTAGAAGCAAGGCTAATTAGAGCAAGGAAATTATAATGGAAGAAACAATCGAGCCTAGTGTGGAGCAACAAGAAAGCACTGGCCTACTCGATCAAGCAACACCTGAAGCCGAGGAAGCTAGTTCCGAAAATCCACAACAAGTAGAAATAGATCATCGTGATCCAGCAGAAGTTCAAGAGAATGAGCTACATGCAGAGTCTGAAGAAGATGATGAACCACTAGAAAGACCTGAGTGGTGGCCTGAAAACTTTTGGAATGGTGATGAAGAAAAACCTGACCTAGAAGGAATGGCTAAGTCTTGGAAAGATCTACGTAAACAAATCTCACAAGGCAAACATAAAGCACCAGCAGATGGCAAATATGATACATCTGCATTTGGTAATACTCCTGATGATGATCCATTAAGACAGCATGTTTTAAATTGGGCAAAAGATTATGGAGTCAGTCAATCTGCATTAGATGATTTGGTTGGCCAAGTAGTTGAAATGGGAGCTAACACACAGCAAGAAGCTGAAGTTAATATCAAAGAAGAAATGCAAATGCTTGGACCTAATGCTCAAGCACGTATTGACAGCACATCAAAGTGGCTTAATGGTTTACATAGCAAAGGTGTATTGTCAGAAGATGACTTAGAAGAAGCTAGATACATGGGTGGTACTGCCAGAGGAATATCTATCTTTGAAAAGCTACGTGGTGCGTTTGAAGGACGTGTGCCAGTTGAGACAACTCCCGTAGAAGGAACTCCATCTAAGGAAGAGTTAGAGCAATTAGTTGCAGATCCAAAATATCAAACAGATCCCGCATATCGTCAAAAAGTGGAACGAGCATTCCAACAAGTCTACGGCTAATCTAGCCTTGTATTAATAGGCTTTATATGGTAGCATTCTATGTAAGGCCTATTACATATTCATGTAACCCTTAACGCAAGTAACCTTGTCGTTTGGCTATCGTAAATAGCAAGCACTGGCCCAGTTTCACTGGCATACCACAGCGATTAATACTTTTTTATTAATTACTATAAGGAGTCAATAATGGCTATTGGATTAAACAATGCTTTTGTTACCTTATTTGCCACTGAAGTTAAACAAGCTTATCAAGCTTCAGCAGTTCTTGTTCCAGCTGTAAGACAAAGACGTGGCGTTGAAGGTTCAACAGCAAAATTCCCTAAAGTGGGTAAAGGTGTTGCTTCTGCTCGTATACCACAAACAGACGTAACTCCATTAAATGTGGATTTTTCACAAGTAACAGTAACAATGGAAGATTGGAATGCTGCTGAGTATTCTGACATCTTCATGCAACAAAAAGTTAATTTTGATGAAAGACAGGAATTAGTTAAAGTTTTAGCTAATGCTATTGGTAGACGTCAAGATCAATTAGTTATTGATGCACTTGAAGCTTCAGGCACATCATTAACAGTTGCTAACTCAATCGGTGGTGCAGCTTCAAACCTAAACGTAGCTAAGTTACGTGAAGCTAAGAAATTGTTAGATGGTAAAAATGTACCTCCATCAGATCGTCATATCGTATTACATGCTAATAACTTAGCTGCATTACTTGGCGAAACAGAAGCAACATCTGTTGACTTCAACTCTGTTAAAGCTTTAGTATCAGGTGAAATCAACACATACCTTGGTTTCAAATTCCATGTACTAGGCGATAGAGCTGAAGGTGGTTTAACAATTGACGGTTCTAATGACAGAACTGTATTGGCATTCCACAAAGATGCAGTTGGCTATGCTGAAGGTTTAGCACCTAAAACAGAAATCAACTATGTACCAGAGAAAACATCATTCTTAGTGAATTCAATGTTATCAGCTGGTGCTGTAGCGATTGATGCTGAAGGTATCGTTGACATCACATGTCGTGAAGCTTAATAAGGAGATAACTAATGGCTTATTCAAAAGACAATTTGCAACCTATTGGCGGCCAGTCTAAAGCTGGTAATGCACCGCAAATGTGGTCATATACCGCTCCAGGAACTGACGTTATTGCTACTATTAACACCGCTGGTTATTTTAATGATGCATCTGATGTATTAAAAGTAGGTGACTTAATTCATGTATGGGACGCATCTGTTCCTACATCAACATTAGTTACTGTGCTTTCTAATGCTTCAGGCGTTGTTGACGTTTCTGACGGTACAGCATTATCAGTAGCTGATGCTGACTAAGTTGTAAAATATTGCAGACAGGTAGGTACTCTTGTGCCTACCTTTTTGCACATTTAAAGGATAGAAAATGGCTACAGGTGATACCGATATTAAAATATGTTCTGATGCATTATTAATGCTTGGAGCTAACCCTATATCTTCATTTACTGAAGGAACAGATGAGTCTAACATTTGTGATCGTTTATATCCAGATATTAAAATAAGAACATTGACCATGTATGATTGGTCATTTTCATTTAAGAAAGTTCAGTTGGCTAGGTTAGTTACAACGCCAACTAATGAATACAAATACGAATATCAATTACCATCTGACATTATTGGCAGACCGAATGCTGTGTATGATTCAGATGATACACACATCCCAACACGAAGAGAATTTAGATTAGTTGGTGATAAATTACTAACCGACTATGAACAAGTGTACATTGACTATCAATATAATGTTCCTGAGTATGCATTGCCACATTACTTCGTTCAGTTACTGAAGTATGAAATGGCATGGCATTTAGCAATGCCTATTACAGATCAAGCAGATCGAGCAGAGTATTGGAGGACAGTTGCAGAAGGCACACCTGGAGAAAATGGGCGAGGTGGCTACATGAGACAAGCTATGAATATCGATGGTCAAGGCAATCCAACTAATGCAATACAAGATTACTCATTAATTAATGTGAGGTACTAATGGCACGGTTTGTCAATATACAGACTAACTTTACAAGTGGTGAATTAGATCCTCTCATCAGATCACGTCTTGATCTTGAAAGCTATAATAATGGATTAGAAACAGCTCGTAATGTCATCTGCCAACCTCAAGGTGGAGTCAAACGTAGACCTGGCACTAAATTTATTACAGAGCTGGGTGGCAGTCCTGAGAATGGTGTGCGCCTTGTACACTTTGAGTTTTCAGTGGATGATAGTTATATGTTGGTATTTACTAACAATCGCATGTATGTGTTTAAAGATAAAGTACTACAAACAAACATTTCTGGATCAGGCAATGATTATCTTACTACTACGATTAGTAGTGCTAGATTAGACAAAATGTGTTTTACACAATCAGCAGATACATTGATTGTTGTAGAAGAAGATATGAAGCCAAAACAAATTACTCGTACAAGTGATACAAATTGGTCTATTTCTGATATGTCATTTGATTCCATACCTCAACATGCATACACACTAACTATTGCTAACACATCAGCAGCTGGCACATTAACTCCAAGTGATGTGTCTGGAAAGATAACATTAACTACACAGCATGGTTTTTGGACAACAGCTCATGTTGGTCAATATGTTAATGCAGAGCCACAAGGTCGAGCAAGAATTGTAGAGCGTATTGATACCACAAGAGTAAATGCAGTAGTTGAGTTTCCATTTTTTGATACATCTGCTATTGCTAATG